TTTCAGCAGACAAAATATTTTTAAAGTTTTTTTGGCCGACCACAGAATGTCGATAAAATACGATGGAAATATCATGGTGGGGAAATAACCTTTGTCGTAAAAAGGGAAAGAATCGCACGAGCATTGCGTTACAGCGCATATGAATCGCTGAAACCCAATAGTACTGGGCATTTGAGCCACCCGGAATCGCTGAAAAGCCGGTGTACGTTGGGTTTGAAGGTAATGATCACCCCGGAAATCAATGGCAGTAAGGGTTTCAGGATTATGATCCCGATGAGATGTAAGCCTGGCAAGGGATTGAGGCAGATGCATACGCATGATCCCCAATGTTTATAGGCATATCAGCATGGCGAAATCTTTCTGTGCCAATGATGGCAAGGGATTGAATGGATTTCTTTATGTGTGCGTGCGTGCGTGGGTGGGTGCAATCATGTGTACACATTCGGACGATGGTGTACGGATTCGGATTCGTTTTTTATTTTCGATTCGATTCAAATGCAGATGGAGTCTGGTTTTGAAGGCTTTTTGTCGAGAAAAATCGACAAGGCATGGGGGGGGTGTTTTTTTTCGGGGCGGAGCCGGTCTGATCGCAACGTATTACCTCCACCACTCGCACAAACTTTATATCCTCGAATTCGATGCCTGCAAAATCTGGAAAAATTCATGCAGTAGGGGGGGGATTATTTTTACCTGGGGGTATAATACTGATGGGTATATATATTTTTGTACTATCTTTGTAGTGTATGTATATTGACCATATAAAAGAGTATCAGTTAACGCAGCGTTTATTACGCAGATTGCCTGTGGTAGATCCATGGACAACTGCGGTTTTGAATATTGCTCCTGAGTATTCCAGTATGGTATCGATGCAGGTGGCACATTATTTATCTCATGGTCGCAGGGTTCTTGACATCTTTAGTGTGGACGTACCGCATCCTGGGGAAAGTAGTCACAGGTATGAAGTTAGTTTTAAAGAGATGGGTGAAGCTCTGCCTATTGCTTATGATAAGGTTATACTGTGTCAGTCTTTAGTTTTAACGGGTAGGAATTTTAAATGGGTTAAAGAAGTTCTTCTTGACTTTGGATACGAGAACGATGACATAATAACCGTGTCCTTATTTCAGCATGACGATAGTCTCTTTGAATGTGATTACATTGGAGAGTATTGTTCACAGATGCCGGAATTCTACTGGCAGCGTTATAACAAGTGATATAATACGCATTAAGTACCTTATTTGTGCATTATAACGCACATTAATTTGTATTTATGTACTTATTGAATGAAAAATCAGTCGAAAGTGTATTATAGTGCACAAAAAAAGAACCCCAAACGTATTAGGTTCGGGGCTCACATTTAATCAGTAGACTTTAATCTATTCTGTAGGCGGAGCCATAGGCACGCCTATGTTGTATTTTTCCATGAGACCTGTTTGGATTTCACGAATGTGATTCAGGGAGAACTCTCCGCCAATCTCGTTAATCTTTTCGTAGCTCTGGATAATAGCATCGGCCACTACCTCGTTTACATTGATTTGCTGTAAAGCCAGGGCGGTTACCATAGCACCTACTTTTTCGTTGTGTGTCATATATAAATTTAAATTAAGTTATTGCTGCTTATCATTCTTGCTAGTTCTACCAAACTATGTTTAACCAAGTAAGATTCTTTTCCGCTGAAGATTACGCTTAGTGGTTCTACGGGAGTACTTCTTTCGTCTTCGTGTATATGGTCTATGTGGTAGAAGAGAACCGGGAATGTGGGTTCGTCATAAATAGAACTGAGACCCAAGTCTTCTAGGTACTCCTTATCTTCTTCATCGCCTTCAAGGCCGATAACGTCTAATACAATCGGCAATCGAAACATAACTCTTTTATTTCTTTGTACATCTTATTGAACCTGGCAGAATAAATTCTCAGGTAGGTAAAACGGAGAACCGGGTTCAACTCCGGATTATACGCTTTCCTCATTTTCTTTTTTCTGTTTCTGCTGGGTGTCATTTGTCAATGCCCTTCACCCATAAAACAAACAGAGCAATCGCTGCTGCAAAAACAGCAAGCCAATCCATGACAATTGAAAACTCTTCCATAATGTGACGCAAATATAATACATTTCCTATTGCTTTATCCGCTTTCATAAATTATTTTTGTGGTACTTATGAAAAGATTACAGCAGATACTTAATGAGAAAGGAGCTCAACTTACCGTTGACGGAATCATTGGGGCTCAGACACTAACCGCAGCAGATTGGTTTGTCACTAATCAAATTGCCAGCAAGAAATGGAGAAAGCCTGTAGATGGTATTGTCTTCCTCAGAACAGACCAGGTATTGTCCAATACCTTTGACGATTTTGCTATTGTTTATAAAGGGGGAGTATGCGTATCTATTGTACCCTGTTCTACTACTGCCGGTGATAAGTATATCTTTAATCCTACTTTTTCTTATCAAGGCGTAACTGGTACTGCTATTACTGCTGAGCAGCAGGTAATTGGATCACATCGCTTTGTTACGAATAAGAATTGGAAAACGCTATGGCTCGGAGCCCCATACTTTATGCAGATATTGCCTATTACTATATGGAGAGATGGTAGCCGGGATAGAAAACTAGATAGGGTGAACAAGCAGTTCGGCCTGTTTGGAATTAACTTCCATCGTGGTGGACAGGGATGGGCTATTGCTAACTGGTCTGCCGGTTGTCAAGTTATACCCGATACCCATTGGTTCCAGGTAGTGAACAACTTTGTAAATGGACAAGTTATCGATTATACTCTAATAGAAGTATAAGTAACCCTAACTCTGTTACAAATTTCTTTCAAATCTACCCTAACTCTGTCACAAATATTTGAAAATATGTGACAAGTGTGCACCAAAACCGCACACTATATCTGTTAATTTGTATCATAGAAACCTGCTGCAAGATATTGAATCGTGCTAGCTGGAACCTCCGGGTTCAAATCGGCTAGTGGCCCCTAGAGGGCTAAATGTCAGCAGAAAAGGTAACTGTTGGTATTCTTGTATCGCATGATATATGTATATATGTTTTTTTATATACATATAAGATAATAAAAAAAGAATAGAAGCAGCAGGTTTCTCTTTAAAATTCTTATATTTGCCGAATGGACAAAACAATTAGAAACAAAAGAGAAGCAATCGCACAACACCTCATGTTAGATTATTCAGAAGTAGAAGACTATCGGTATCACTACGGACACACCACTCAGCCTGTCTATGCTATTGATGATACTTATTATTGTATTAGCAAAGGAGCTCCTGCAAAACACAAGTACGATATGGAGTTTAACTGGATAGAAGTAAAAGATGATTTTGTAAATACAGCAGGTTATAAGATATACAAATCAAATAGCCAATAAAAAAAAGCCGGAGTTACCCGGCTATTTCAATTTGAGGGTTTTTCCGCCAAGTTCTATTCTTCTTCAATCAGCCCATACTCAGCTATCTTATTGTACAATTCATCCTGTACAATACGATATGCCTGGTACTGCTCCTCAGTTATTTTATCATTATACTTGATTTCTTTTCTGAGAAACTGCTGTATTTCCCATACAACCTGTTTCCATTTTCCACCATTGATGGCTTCATTGAATTCTGCCTGATCCTCTGGTAAGTTAAACTCTAATTTTGCTTTCATTGTATAAACTTATGTATTTTTTTCTGAATTTACTTCTGCTGTTTTATGTTTCATCACTTCCATGATGGCGTATAAATCTGTCATGCTGATATTGGTGTCTCTTAAACACTCGCCTGTCTCAACGAAATTGATTGCGTCCTCTACCGTGGTTGCATCAACAGGATAATTTTCCATCCTGCCCTTGCGATTCAAGTCGGCTAATTCTTCAATACTCTTCTTTGAGGCCCAAACAAAAGTCTTCATGTATCGCAGATATTGTTTTTTATCTATTTTCGATTTCATTTATGGTTGCAAATATACGGTAAGCAATCTGAGGTACAATGGCATTGCCATATCCCATCAGGGATTCTTTTCTCCATTTACGAAAGGTAGGTCCGTCCAATTGTATGGGAAGCCCATCATCTCCGCTACAAAGTGGGGGTTTAATTGGGAAGTACTCCCAAGTTTCGGATGGTCCACCTTGTTCGGTACAAACATGGTCATCTGACGTAGAGTCAACTGCTGATTTACTCCTTTCTGTCTGTGGCGTTCCACCGATGCTAGATACGTTCCCGGCATCTTGGCTGAATTCCAATCCTGGGCGTTGGGAGTTGGAAGCATTCCTCTGTCCGCAAGGGTCGCAATATTTAGAGTATGCCTCAAATGGCTGTTTGGACTTTTGTCCGCATAAGCATCTCCTACCACCGCTGCTGGAGTTGGAAGTATTCCTAATTTCTTCATGGTCGGTTCGTATCCGCTCATCAGTTCTTGTGCTAAGGTTCCGCTGTCCCCACTCTTGGGATTCTTCTTTCCACTCGTTACTTCCCCATCCATCTTGGTTGGTGTTTTTAGCAACAAAGTAAAATCTGTCTCGCTTGTGCGGAGCATTGATGGCGACAGCTGGAAGAAGAAACGCTTGGACTTCGTATCCTTGACTTTCCAAGTCAGAACAGACCTCTTCGAAAACCAATCCGTCCGACCAACTAGCGATTCCACGAACATTCTCCCCCACGACATATCGGGGTTGGATTTCTCGGATTGCTCGGAGCATTTCGGGCCAAAGATGGCGTTCATCTTCTTTTCCCATTCTTTTTCCAGCGGTACTAAACGGCTGGCATGGGAAACCACCGGAGAGCACGTCAATTTTTCCTCTCCAAAGGGTAAAGTCAGTTGTCTTGATGTTGTCATATGATACGGCCTCAGGCCAATAGTATTTACAAATTTTTCTGCTAAAAGGATTTATATCGCAATGGAACTTATTCTCCCAACCCATCCACTCGGCTGCCAAGTCGAAACCCCCTATCCCACTAAACAAACTACCATGATTCATTTTTCTTCTGTGTTTACAGTAAACTGTTTATTGTAATATTCTTCTGCTGTTTTGTATGGATACATAACTTCTAAGGATCCGTGTACCCAAGCATTTATAATCTCTTGCTTTTCCATCTCTTTAGCCTGCTTAAGTATAGCATACCAGGTAAACTTATCTTTAGGTTCGTCCCAAAGCTGATGAAATAGCCACTCAACTGCGGTTTGTTTCTGTTCCATGCCTACAAATTAAATACAAAACTTTACAATTACCAAATATTTTTTATTTTTTGCTTTCGTGATACTCTCGCTTCAACCGCTCAGCTATCTCCATCGCCTTTTGATATGTCTTCATCGTCTCCCTCTTCCCAGAGAACTCCCAACGCTGATGACAATCCATACAATAGAGCATCCAGTTTTCGGGATGTTGCCTCAAAGTCGGATAACTCCCCTTTGTAATGATATGCGATATGAACATTGGATGAAAGTGTGGAAGACGTATACCACATTCTTCGCATTGGTGATTCTGTCGTGTTTCCCACATACTTTTGTACCACTGCTTATCCCCTTTCATTTACACGGAATATTCTCGTACCTTTCTGATTGGGTCTCCAAGTCACCTTAGCAATCTTACTATCGATTATGGTATTATTACCCATATATGTCTTTATCATATTGGTGTGTTCTCTCTTCTCATCTTCTAACTGAGATATCTGAGACCCAAGTTCTAAGTACTGAACAATGTGATCATCAATCAATGAGTCAGATACAATTGTGTTCTCCTCCGGATTGGCAAATCTTTCATTCAAGAACTCAGAATATGCCTCAGTCCCATCTGCCGGTGGTGCATACTGCTCATAATCGTCATTAAGGGCAAGAGCTAAACGACCTGCTTCTACTCTCTTCCAAAAATCCTCGGTCACATTGATAATCGAACTGATGATTTCTTCGTCAGCATCATACTCATGTACCTTGAAATTTCTTCCGTCCTCCAAAACAACCAAATATCCCTTGCTTACACCCAAACCCATCATATAAGTCTGCAACTGCAAGTAGTAAGATGGCGGTATTCCACCTTCCCATTGCTTGCTACTCCACCCACTTATAGTCTTAATCTCAACAATCGCTTCTACATTGTCGATATTAATCTTACCATTGCGGATTCTAATGTCCTTGGTGATAACCAGGCGATCAGGAGAGAAGAACAAATGAGGAAAAGTAGAGTTTATTATGTATCCTTCGGGCTGATACAGATTCCGAATCTTATTTCCCTGCTCATGATTCTTCATCATGGTCTCCTCGTCCTTGTCCCAATACTCGAAAATATCCGATATAGTATTTTCTAATATGGTTCCCATAAACATGGGCATATTCTGCACAGCCTTTTGGGGAATGAGACCGATTTTCTGGTAGTACAACTCAGCCGGACTCTTCCAACTATTTACACCCATCAGAGTTCCAATCTCTGAAGCCCCAAGACCAGAGGTACGAAACTGCAACCATTCATCATAGGCCCTGTCTTTATTAATCTGTATTATCTGTAAACTCATTTATCTCGTGTTACCCACTTTTCAAATTCCTCAGCAGCAAGTAGCGTAAGCTCTACTAATTGCTGTGGATTATACTTTTTGTCTTCTTTGGCAATCCAATTGCCCATTAATTCAACGGCACTTTTGATAGAAGATTGTCTAATAATAGACAGTTGTTCCTGTCCATAGTGTTTCATATGGACAGGTTCAACTTTCTTTCCAATCCTGGCCGTAAGTTCGGGATTACTTACTCCTCGGCTCATAATTAAAAGGGTAAATCAGGATCTTCGCTTGCTCCCTCTGATTCAGATACAACTTCGGTCTCAACCTCAGTTACTCTTTTATCAGAGCCAAGAAATTTGTTAGCGTGTGCTACTTCCTGAACACGAGTATTGAACTCATTTACTTTGTTCATGCGGAAGGTTTCAACTTCAGACCAATCGATAGAGATAAGGTCTCCTTTTTTGTTGTACACCTCTTCAGGGTCAGGCATTCCCTCACCTCTTTTAAAGGCCCACTTAATTACTTCGCTACCCTGCTTCAAAAATAGAGCCGACCTCTTCTTTCCATCAACCTCTTTCAAGGAAGGAATAAAAGTAACTTTCTTGGTCGGGTCAATGTTAGGAGAGCAATGTGCAAAAGCAATAAAGTAAGAAGTCTGCTTAGCCGGTTGTCCGGGTTTCTCCTCGCCTTTGATGCGTATCTGCAACTGATACAATTCGTCATCCATAATGTCGATGCACAGATCCGTTCCGTACAAACCATCCCTGGTTGACAATCCAACAATGTAACCTTCAATAGAATCAAACAATTCATACTTCTTGTCACCTAAACTCTTGGCAATCTTGCCTTCTCTAATGTTGAGGTAGGTTCTACTACCCATTCCTTTGTTAAGTCCCATATCTATTTATTTTTAAAAATGTAGTGCGAAGATAATATAAGTTTTGGTAATTCCAAATTTTTTTCGTAAAATTGTAAAAGATTATGAACAACGAACTGAAAGACAGAGTGCTTGAACTTAAGAACAAGCTTAAGCGTGGCGATATGGCACGCATCGTAGAACGTGTATCGGTATTCGGTATCCAAAAGTATGACGTTTACAACATCTTGAATGGA